GATACGATGGTTTTCGTCGATGCCTGTTATCGAGTGGTCAATAGACCACATTGCACTTGGGGCGGAGCTTTTGAGATCCAGTCAAGTTTTATGGAGTATTTCCCAGCAGCAGCAAGTGCCGCTGGTTTTGAATTGAAAACGCGGTGTGTTCCAGTCACCCAAGGCGATTTTCTTAAAGGTTGGTGGCAACCTGGTGTCGACGGATTGTTGCATTGGGTACCGCTTCCTTCTCAAATTTTGAAACTCGGAAAAATAATGACTCACCCTAGTAAAATCTATCCCCATCTCACAGATGTGCGGCTGGCGTGGGCCGCTGCTGCTAAAGCTATGGGGCGAGGTATGGGCCATGTACCAAGGTCCTATCCCTTATTGGGCCATTTGTTGGCACGTTATGATGAGTTTGCGGTTGAGGTAGATGCTCTCCCTCTCGAAGATCATAAAGTGTTTATGGCAAGCCCAATTGTATTGGATTTACCAGAGGTTTATCAAAATATCTGTATGAGATACGGTGTTGAATTAGAGGATGTGAAATATACTCAACGATCAATTCGTGAGTCCACTCTTCCTTCAGTCTACCCTCTCGATTCATTGAGATCTTTAATCAATGACTATTTGTAAAACAAAAACCTTGTTGGCTGTTACATTATAGTGGTGGTTGTAACAGATGGGTGGTTCCCAGAGATTAACCGCAGCCTCTTTTGTGTTCTGGGCTGCGTCGTAAGACTTAAATACAAATAATAAGAAGCAACGCCACGCCTCTAGAATTTTATTTCAGCATGGATACAGGTATCCCTGCTCAATCTACTGTCTCTCGTGGCCGTAGAGTTTTAGAGGATTTGAAAGCGACGGAAAAGCTTTCACAAGAAGGTTCCAAATGGTTAACCTTCGCTCTCGACCCTTTCCACGACAAGCCGATTACCGGTGTGACTGGCATTCCCGATGGGAATACTGGTCGTTCCGTGGTTTGCTCAGTGGTTCAGGAGAAAACCATCAAGAAACCAAACAGTCTCCCAGCGGGAAACTGGTCGGTTCGAATTTCAACAATGCCAGTGGCATCGGCTCTCAACCTTAATGACTGTAAAGTGTTTGGACACTTAGTCAACCAGGTTGATACAGGACCGAATATTGTCGCTCCCGTTGTTATTGATTTCGCTCAAGATGGCGCTCCGTTCGCCACCTTCTCTTTTGGTGGAGAATTCCTTACGATTCCCTCCGCTTACCTAAAAGGACCGTTTAAAATAGGTGCAATGGCAATTGAGATTGTCAATACAACCGCCGAAATTTACCGTCAAGGACTTTTTTTCTGGAGCCCGCATGAACCAATGCAGCAATGCTGCATTCACCGCGCAAGAATTTGCCGGATCTTCGAGTTCTTGGACACCAATCACCCTTTTTCCCGTTCGAACCCCCCCAGCCACTTTGGAGGAGTTGACCTTACTGCCTGACGTATGTCAATGGGCAGCTCTTGAAGGCGCATATGGAGTTGTGCCTTTAAAAGAAATTGGAACCCGGTCAGCAATGGCACAACCGCGGTTCCCTCTTTTGGTCGACTCCGACTTCCAGCCAGGAACATTAACAACCTTAGATGGGGCAGGTCCCATTCTAACGGCAGCAATAGTTCCCGGCTTTGGCTTTGCAACCCCGATCTATCAAGAAACGGGTTACCCGGGCGAGATACCGATGGACTCGTTAGTGTACATGTTCACCGGTTTAGGAGATACAACCACCCTCACATTGCGGTGTAGGTGGATGATTGAGAGGTATCCAAACGATCAAGAGCCCGAGATAGTGGTGTTGGCCACTCCCTCTGCGCCCTTTGATCCTGTGGC